ATCTGTTTTCTCTATAGCTTTAGAACCGCCGGTATTCGTTTCTTTAATCTTATAAACGTCATTCATATACGTCTTATAGTTGAAGTATAATACTTGAACCTTGTTTTTATCAGACTCAGTAAAACCTCTACCTGCTGTATAGCGTTTGCTCGAACTCTTGTATATATCTTCTAAATCAGATTCAGTTAAGCTATCGAACTCTCTAGCTAATTCGTTAATCGGAATAGTCTTAACTTCACCAATATAATATATGTCCTCAAAATAAGGAGATTCTGTGTAAGAGTATACTATGTTAGCTGGATCAACATACTCAACCTTAGCACCTTCACTCCAATTGAATGTGGTCTTAGCACAACCAATACCTAATACAGTTAAGTCGTATAGCATCCTACGTCTAATCAAATCGTAGTTACTGCCTTCAAGCAGGACGTTTATAGCTTGCTCTTGTGCAACTTCCACAGCTTGCTTATAGTTAAGCTGCATGTGTAAATCCAGCTCTTCTTTTGTCTCAGGAAGTTTTGTTTGATCTGTTTCATAAAGATCGACGTTAAAAAGCTTTGCCGCGTTTTGATTGAAGTTTTTAGACTCCATGTCCCTTATCACTGCCTCGGTGTACTCAGTTCTTTTATTAACACCATATTGATCTTGCGAGTATGCTTTAATGTTAAACATACGTTCTGACATACCGTTAACAACGATATCTACGAACTTTGGGATAATCGGGACCGGCTTCCAATCTAGGTTAAGATAAGATAAATCACCATTTATAGATAGTTCATCTTTGTACTTTTGAATCGACTGTTCTCCTCTAGCGTATAGTCTGAGATTATGAAATCTATTCTGTGCGTTCATATATCTATTAGAGTGGTTGTCTTTAAACCACTCATGCTCAATAGCGCGAGCTACCTTAAGACCGTACTCTTCAGTAGCCTTCTCTGAGTCCGGCACTGCCTGAGAAGGAAAGTTTACATGTAGTGTCTCAGCCATGTTTATTTAATTATCTGGGAGTTAAATCCTTTATTATTGTATTTCGCTATATTCAAATTCATCGGTGTTCTTTCTACTTTTGCGTTTGGCGCATATAAATGTCTATTGCAAGCCATGATAGCCAAACCTGAGCTTATAGAAGCGTCATGCTTGGTTCTCTTGTTTATATCAAATTTGGCCCAATCGTTTAACAACTCGTTAAAATATACTGTTCCGTAGTTACCGTCACCTAAGTGTCCTACGTGGTTTTGTATATACATCTCTATCGCAGCTGCATGGGCTTGCTTAATGTCTTCGCTTGAGTTTGGTATACCACCTACTTCTCGCTCAGCAACAGACAACTTCTTCCATATCTTATCTGGTCGATTCATACTATATCCTCTATATCCTCTACGACGTAGGTAGTACAGTAATCTTGGTTTGTTATTCTCTGCAAGCAGTGGCATTCCATAAAAAACCAACGCCATTAGCACGTCTTCAAAAAACATCTCAGCAGTTTGTGGTCTTGCTATATATTCTAGGAAGAACGTGCTTGAGGGCGCATCTTCCATAGAAAATTTTGTTAATCCGTGTAAAGCACCTTTCGAGCCGCGACCGTCAACAGTACCGCTAATGTCGTAGCTATCACAGCCAAAAGCTCCCACGTGTTCGTTGCCAGGATATTTAATACCATTTTTTATAATTTGTTTATTTTGCAAATGGGCTGGAGGCACCCAACTTACTTTAAATCTACCAGTGGGATCTGGATGGAATACTACTTGAGAATCCTTAATTCCGTTAACCCATCCAAAACTTCCTACAGTAGTATGAGCATTGTGCCTACTACCTTCGTTGTAATCTATCTGTTCGTATATCTTAATTAAATTAAATATACTATTTTTAGTCTCATCTCTAAACGCGTGCTCTTCTGTTCTAGGAAATTGACGATAAAACTCGTTCAACGCGTCTTGATCATCCTTTAATCCCTCAGCTTCGTTTTCCCAGTTAGTTATTACACCTACATCTATCAGTTCACCGTCTGGTCCCAGTCGTTCTCCATCACGTGGATTATCAAAGACTGGAAGTCCGTATTCGTCAATAAATCCTTCATAGTTCCATTCCATTGGGATAAAGAGAGAATAAAGCCCAGACTTTGTTTGTCCATTAGCATTTCGTCTTGATACGTCAGAATCATTGAATAGCTTTTTAAAATTGTTTCCACCTTTATCTAATGCATTACTGGTACTACCCATCATGCATTTGCCAACGATTCTACTACCTAACCTTAGACAGGTTTTAGTAACTCGCCAGTTGTTTAATATGTTATCAGGTCTCTCCCACTTACCGCTCTCATCATGTACTAGCAGATTTAACTTTTCACCGTCATAGCTGTTGTCGCCTGTGTTCTTCCAGTCAATCGTAGTATCAAGACCTGCTATCTCCTCAAGCTGCTCGTTTGATTGTATTTTCTTACGAGTAAACTTACTGGCAGGAACCCTATACGCAAGTTCAGATTTTGGACGATCCATACCATCTTGTATAGGTTTAAAGAAGAATGGGTAATTTATTGATATAGGTACTACTTTATCAGTAAACATTTTCTTTGCATCGGCACCAGACTTAGAGAGGATCCCATATCTACTATCACTTGATATAGTGGCTAAGTTAACTGTTTCGGCTGACGACATAAACGAGAAACCTGAACGACGGTTTTTAAGGTAGCACATCCCATAGCATCTCTTATCAGCCTTGCAGGCTTCCCAGAATATAAAGAATAGTCTGTTCGCCTCTCTAAAGTCTGGAGCTCCAACGTCAATCTTACTCCATTGTAGATACATGTAATGCGTACCTGTAATCCAAGTTGGCACGCCATTATTGGTGAACCAGAATCCTTCTTCTCTACGCTTGAATTCTTCGTCAATATAGTCGTGCCACTTTTCTTTTTGCTCGTCCGGATAGTTTCTCCAGTCGAATATGTTTTTGATACGAGATAACTCTTTGGGATACTCTGCTTTAACCCACTTATTCTTTTCATGCTTAAACACGTCTTTAGGTGTTTTAGGTAAAGCTATCTTAAAACCTTGTATCTCATATATATCACCTATAACTCCGTTATGCGAAAGAACAACTAAATCGTGTTCTTTGTTATACCCGTACTTCCACTTCTTACCTCTATTTAATCTGGTAAGAGTGGTTTTCTTTATAGGTTCTATTATCTTATATAAAGTCTGTTCGTACATTATTTAGATCTACCCTCAGCAAAACCCTTGAATACTCGTTCTTTCTTTTCTTCAGGTTCTTTACCTTCTAAAAGATTCTCTTCTTCTTGGATTCTGTTTAATATCTCGAAGGCGTCGAAGATCGCAAGCTTTTTTGTGGCAGCGGCATTTTTGAGTCTGTCAGCTGATATATCATCATCTGAATCAACGATAGCTTCTTTAGCTACCTTGATTAATTCCTCAACCGCTCTGTGCCCAGCTTGGATTATATTCTTCTTCGTCTCCTTGATATTCATATTTAATTGTAATAAATTTAGATAATGCCCTATACATCCTTTTACCGTCTACCACAAACTCGAAAGTACTAACTGGATCAAATCCAACTAGATCGCCCACGTTTACGGTTCCATCAGAGTATCTCACAATACCAACTAGTGGTTTTTCAGTTTCAACGCTTAACTGACTTTTGTCCTTAATAGGTTGCACGAAGCAATAACCCTTAGGGCAAACCCAATCACCATCCCTTTTGTATAGGTATATCTGGTCTTGCGTTACCAGATACTTACCTTCTTCAAGGAAGGATCTACTATTTCTTTCTCTACCTTTTACATCATGCCATCTCCTAAAGACGTTATGATGTAGTGTTACTATATCTCCAGGCTGAACCTCTGAGTAACCAACTTTAGGTACAGATAAAACCTTAGCTTCTCTGTTTACGTGAAGATGATTATATACCTCTGTGTTTAATATTAACTCTTTGTCTCCAACCTTCTTCGTGTTGTTATACCTTTCTCCTAATGGTTCTACAACGTAGTTGTAAACACTCGTCATTTAACCAGGTATATTTCCTGGAGTTCCATATTGTTTTTCAGGCTTTGGGGTGGGTTTTTTCTCTGGTTTTGGTTGAGGTTTAGGTTTAGGTACAGGTGGAATATGTCCATTATCTTTTTGCTTAAGTGCGGAAATTCCTGGTAATGCTTTGTTTCTCATAATTTTAGTATTCTAAGTTATATTCAACTGATATAGCCATGTTCTTATTAAAGTCCTTCCAAGGTATAACTGCTTTTTCTTTGCGAATATAGATAGAGTACTTATCTTCCTCTTCTAGTATATCACAAATAGTATGACCGCCATACACTTCTTGCCCAACGGCATAGTGCATGGAGTCATTCTTGTAGTCTTTACCTATCGTGATCTTACGAATCAGATGGCTCATCTTCTTTATATTTAATAGTACCGTCTTGGATATTAATCTCGTCAGTACCATATTTATCTTTGAAGTCAGATTGCATTTTACCCAGCTTATCATTTCCTTCGAATAAAGCATGTAAAGCATTATGCTTTTGCACCTCCATTTGACCGATATCAAACTGCAACTTATTAATTGCCGAAACAATGTTTTGCAGTTCTTTTAGATCTTCTTCAGAGATCTTCTCTGGCTTTAGGTCTATGACCTTTTCTTTCTTTTTTCCCATAATTAAATTGTATTAAATTAAAATTGTTTTATTAGTATCCTTTAGTGTAAAATACACTAGTGTTATCTCTTAGTATAGTATCCATTTGTGATTTGCTATATGTAGTCTTTGAGTTCAAAGCGCTTGGCACTGTTGTGAATCCAAAAACGCCTTTACCGTCCGTACCTATTTTATATAGATGATCTCGAACATTTTCAACTCCCCAATCCTCTATCTCGTCTCCTGTTAGTATTATAAATTTATTCATTATGAAGAGGGTACTGTTGAGCTAAATGAAGCCCCGTTATTAGTTCCATTACTTGTTCCAGCCGTATCAGTTACATCGTCCTCGAACCTGTAGTACATAAGAAGATTAGCATGACTACTGATATCAGTTGGATCACCACTATTATATATAGCGCTTACCTCGCCAGCCGTAAGTGCTTTAGTGAAGAACGCGACCTCGTCTATGAGACCCCCGAAGAAAGTATCTTGGGTTCCGTCATCATTCGACGCACCAACATTTAGTTCTAAACCACCGTGATCGAAAGCCGCGTGATTAGCGTCATCTACTCTAAACAATCCAAGATAAGAGGCTGCAACTGCAGATCCGTCATCGTATATAGCGTATGATGTATCTCCACTAGCGTTTTTTGTTACGGTAACTACAACGTGCGTAAAAGCGCTCTGCGTCCCATCAGCAAAGCGAGCGGCATCAGTCGTATACGCCGCGAAGCTCGATACTCCTGCATTGTTGGAATAGTGCAGTATTGCTAATGTGCCTAACGCGGCTTTGGTGACCACGAAAGCATCTGAAGTCCCTAGCTCAACACCGAAGAGAACCTGGTTTGTACCTTGACCGTCTGTAGGCTTTACCCACATACTCGCACTAAAACTACCTTGAAAAAGAGTGTTAGCCGTGTAGTTAGTATCTAGGTAGTCACTAGTGCCGTCGAAGGACAGTGACTTAGTGTTCGTGAATGTAACGCCTTCAACGAAACTAGGGGTTATTATACTACTGCCTAATCCTAACATTAGTCTCCTATATAAGCTATTACTGTACCAGTAGAGTTTAAGTCAATTTCAGTCCACCTTCCATATATAGTCATGCCTTTAGGAAAGGTGTTACTAGCGTCTACTTGAACACCTCCAGCACCAGATTGTCCAAGGTCAGGAGATAAAACTGCATCATGAGCAGCAGCTTCTGTACCTATATACTCTAGTCCTCTAGCAACATTATTGTCAGCGACCAAACCACCACTAGCATCAAAAGTAGTGTCTGTTAAAAACTGTATAGCTACAAACACTTTACCGGTAGGTGGTGTAGCAGCAGTGCTGGTATCTACAATTAGACTACCCATTTGCCCGAAGCCGTACGCGACTTCTGTTGAATTAATTCCCATTTTATTTTTTTACTTTTTCTAGTGATCTACCACCGAAGTATGCACCGATCACTGTTATTAATACTAATTGAAGAAGGTCCACGTAGGAATCCTTCACGTTAAAATTGATTGCACCAGCATCAATGAATATTAATAGCATCGTGCATACTATTAAGAATATAAGAACCATAGGCCTTACATTCTTTGAAAGCCATGAGTCAGATTTTGCGTCTGCCTCCCATCGAGATGTGATGTTCTTCTCCATCTCTACCTCGTAGCTGGCTACTAATTCTTTTACTTTCCTTTCAGCCTCTAACTTCTCCTCTTTCGATGTGGTTAGATTATCTAGTACTCCACCTACACCCTTTACAAGTTCAGTGGCTCCACTTGAGAATATTTTACTTAAGACGTTCATTTCTTAGCGAATTTCTCCATACCACTAATACCGAATGATCCTAAAACCACCCAGACAAAAGAGTCATAGACAAACTTATTAATTACTAAATCAGTTCCAGCGAATCCAGAGACCGCATCTAATACCATTACGATAACCATTATCCCAAAGGCTATAAAGCCTATGATTGATTTCTCGTTCCAGTCGTTTGTATCTTTAAATATCTCAAACATTCTTTTCCGCTTTCATAGCACGCTTCTCCCATGGGAATGACTTATCGCCTTCAGGTTTCCACTCGCCGTTGTATTTTATCTTACCGTCCTTTCTAGGATACGTCTTACCATCACTTCTAACCCAATCATCTCCGTACGCTATTCTACCTTCCCCCATTTCTTTGCAATGAACTTTTTCGTGGGCTATAGCTTGCTTGTATAACTTACTATCTTTAGGCACGTCTTTGTCTATGACGATCTTATTTGCGCTTACAGCCTCAGCAGTTACACCTTCGTCAAGCTTCTTGTGCTCCACCTTAAACTTATGCTTCTTCTTAATATCGCCACCATGAGCAATACCAGGTAAAGGTTTATTTCCAAGTTTAAAAGCCATTATCTATCTTTATCTCGTATCATATCATCTATAGCTTTATTGTAGACTTTATCTGTATATGATTTATTGTTGTAAAAAATACTTCGCTCAGAAGTTGGCATATCTTCTTCGCCTAGTAAGATACGGTATATCCTACTAACTAACTGAGAACATTTGAATGAAGTTTTGAATATAGAGTATTTAATACTCGTTCTATTCCTATGTCGCCAAACTTCTATCCATCCAGCTGATCGGAGTTTCTCCCACCTTTTCTTATCCCAAGAATATGTGTAAGCACCCTCGATGAATTCGTTTCGGGTAAATCTACCCTTATGATCTAGATATATAAGTAATTCTAGATCAGCATCTGTTAATCCATAAGTCTTACAGGCCCACTTACGCGTGAGCCTGTAGTACTTAAGGATATTCATATCACGCAAATCTTGCGCTGTTAATCGCATAGATTATTATCCAGCTGGATTAACATCAAGTGTAATATCTCCACATGAAGTTGCAAGAGTACCTATGTAAACGCTATCCTCGTCATCAGCTACTATAAGCATTCCTTCTTTATGAGGAGTAGCACTAAATAACTCACCAAGTTCTTTAGCTAACTTAGCTTCATTTCCATTAGCACATCCAACAGCTACATTGTGTAGATTCTGTGTAGATACACCTGGAGTCTCACCAAAGTATAAAATAACTTTATCACCATCGTGAGCGTCAATAAATGCAAGTTTGCTTAATGGAAAAACGACAGCATCTTCAGCGCCGTTTCTAAAAAATAACATTGTGTCCATTTTTTCTAAATTTTTTAATTGTTAATTGTTTATTTATTTACC